ATTTTTATTAGCTCACGATACAAACAGAGGGTAAGGCGATGGAAGAACAGGCTAACAAGATTCTTGTTGAGCTTTTGCAGAAAGCGGTTGGTGGGATTGATGCCGCAGTGTCATTCAGTCAGGCGCAGATACCAGATGTCGTTTATCAGCTGTTGGTATGGTCTTCAGTTAGTTCTGCAATGTTTCAGTTTCTTGGTGCTCTCATGGTTGCAGGATCATTTTTCGCTTTGTACCACATAGCTAAATGCAGGAAACGCGGAGATGAATGGACAATTTATGAGGGTGAAAGGTCAATAAGTTCTATTGCATTTGAGTTATGCCAGCCGGTTATTTTGTCAATGTCCGTTTTAGGCGTATTTATCATCATGATCAATTTCGACTGGCTGAAAATATGGCTGGCCCCGAAGTTATACCTACTTGAATACGCAGCCTCATTAATCAAATAGACCCGCTCCGGCGGGTTTTTTATTGCCTCATACCTGGAGTCATTTACGAGTGGCTCAAGTTATGAATGGCGGCTATCCACCGCTTACCAATACGCCTGCATAAAATTTTGCATGCAGAGGTCTTTAGCTCAGCGGCGCGGCTTAAGCGCGGAGATGATTATGCAAGTCACCCACAACGGCAAGCAGTACAACGCATCAAAACTCAACGACAACGAGTGGCAACTCTCATCAGTCGAGAAACCTCGCGAGAAAATCACAATGAACCGCTGGCAGATGCACATTGCCGGGTTATTGCAGCAGGTGGAGGGCAAATCATGATTAATCATAACATGCTTCGTGCAGCTCAGAACAAAGCGCTAATCGCCAGATTCATAGGTGATGGTTTGATGTGGATGTCGGCCTACAACGATATGAAGGCGGCAATTGGTTTTCCGTGGCACAGGAAATGATTATGGAATGGATTAAGTGTAGTGATCGGATGCCATTAGAGCTATCTGATGAACACACTGACGCAGTTGACGTCATAGTTACAGACGGAGAAATGGTAGGTATATGCGAATGTCGAAGCGGCTATATGCCTTATCCGTGGGTTGAATGGTCAAATTATGGAGATGTTGACGCCAAGCAAATAACCCACTGGATGCCATTACCTGAACCACCAATCGAATAACCAATTCAACTCACCAATTCCCCCTACTCGTCCGGCTATCGCAGACGGGAAGCGCACAACCAAATTTCAGGAGAAACCATGAGCGAAGTAACGGATTTAGTCGTTATCGAAAAATCGAGTGCAATGGCTGTATTCACCAATAACGAGCAGCTCGATCCCATCATTGAGAAAATTGAGAAAGAAGCTCGCAGCCTGGTACCGGATGTATCCACCAAGAAAGGTCGTGATGCTATCGCGTCAATGGCTCACAAGGTTGCGCGTTCAAAGACATACATCGACAACGCCGGTAAAGACCTGGTAGCAGAACTGAAAGCATTGCCAAAGCAGATTGATGAGAGTCGCCGCATTGTTCGTGAGCGTCTGGATGCGCTGAAAGATGAAGTGCGCCGACCCCTAACAGAGTGGGAAGCGGAGCAGGAACGAATTAAGGCAGAGGAAGCCGCCAGGATTAAAGCTGAGGAAGACCGGAAGATATTCGAATCCGATCATGAAATTGCTTTGCTGATGAACGATGCATTCGACCGTGAAGTGGCAGAGAAGAAAGCGGAAGAAGAACGTCAGCGCATTGCTCATGAAGAAGAGTTAAAGCGTCAGGCAGCAGAACAGGCCAAGCGCGAAGCCGAAGAGAAAGCAGCAGCTGAACTGGCGGCGGCAAAGAAACGCGAAGAGGATGCGATTGCAGCAAGAGCACAGGCTGAATTACTGGCTAAGCAAGCACAAGAACGCGCAGAGCAGGAAGCAAAAGACGCCACTGCGAAAGCTGAAGCAGAGAAGAAAGCAGCCATTGAAGCGGAAAAGCTCAAAGCTCAGGAAGAAGCCGATCGCATTAAGCGTGAAGCTGAAGCGAAAGAAGCCGCACGTCTGGCAGAAGAGAAGCGTATCGCTGACGAAAAGGCAAAGCGTGAAGCAGATGTTAAGCACCGCAAGGCTGTTGGTACTGAAATCGTAAACGCACTCACCGCTAATACCAGCATCTCACGCGAACAGGCGATCGAAGTCCTGAAAGCGCTGATGGATGGCCTGGTACCGAGAACACAAATTAACTACTGAGGTGAAAGATGATCCCAGTTGATTTAGCAAGAACGCCAGAACTAAGCCGAATTAAGCGCCAGTACCATGTTACTGAGGCGCTCTACTGGCGCAAGTCAGGCGATAAGTCGAAGAAAAACTTTTGCCTGTATATGGCTAAACAAGAGCGCATTAATAAAGGCGAGTTCCTGGCTAACCCTTCCGAACTTCCATTCTGAGGTGATTATGAGTGCCACATTTTATGAGCGTCTGGCATCCATTCAGGAACATCTGAATGCGCCAAAGAATCAGTACAACTCGTTCGGTAAATACAAATACCGCAGCTGCGAGGACATTCTGGAAGGAGTTAAGCCACTACTGAAAGGGCTTTTCCTGTCGATTAGCGATGAAATCGTGCTAATAGGCGATCGGTATTACGTCAAGGCTACGGCGACCATCACGGACGGAGAAAATAAGCATACAGCAACCGCTATGGCGCGAGAAGAAGAAAGCAAGAAAGGTATGGATGCCGCTCAGGTTACTGGCGCTACAAGCTCTTACGCTCGCAAATATTGCCTTAACGGATTGTTCGGCATTGATGACTCCAAAGATGCTGATACTGATGAGCACAAACATCAGCAAAATTCCGCGCCAGCCAAACAATCAAAACCATCCCCTACTCCTGAGCAGATCCTGAAGGCATTCACTGATGCCGCAGCACAAAAGACATCGGTCGATGAGCTTAAACAGGCGTTCGCTAAAGCATGGAAAATGCTCGAAGGTACTGATGAGCAGCAGAAAGCCCAGGACGTTTACAACATTAGAAAAGATGAACTTGAAGGAGTTATCGCTTAATGGCGCATTCAATAACAGTACGCTTAAACAAAGCAGCACGTGAGTTTCAGGCGGGTGAAAACATCGGATTTAATATCCGCGCAGGTGTTCAGTATTACGATCGCCAGAGCAAGCAAAAAGAATGGACTAACTACATCGCCGCCGTTTTTGCAAAGCCTGGCGCACAAGCTGACTACTACCGAAACGTTTTGGTTGAAGGTGGAATCGTTGAAATCACTGGAGAGAATATCAAGGTGGATGTTTACCAGGGGCAGAACGGTCAGTCTATAACGCTAGAACTGTTAAATGCTCGTATTGGCTTTGCAACGAATGGTAATGCGCAAAACACCACAGCAAGAATGACCAGCCCTGTACATTTCGACAATGTAGATATCCCTTTCTGATTTAACTCAACAAGGAGTTAGCCATGTCATCACCTCTCACCGGGGCGGGATATCTGCGCCCACCAAAGCGATCCGGCACTAAAGAAGAGGTGCTGGCACGTTGCTTTGCAGCTATCGCAAATGACGATATCCAGAAGCCGACCATGGAAGACAGGCTTCAGGAGTTGCACGAAAAGGAAGTCTGGTACGCCAACTTGGAAGCGTCATTCAGACCGGGATGGATGGTAGTTGGACCTGTAGAACCTGATTACGTTGATGACCGTATGCGTAAGTATCGCGGTCGTTACGGTGAGGTAAGGAGCGACTGATGACACCAGAGCAAAACAACGTAGTGAGAGCACAGGGACGTAAATGCGTGGCAGAGATTCAGCAGGCACTGAAATGCAGGCCTAAGCCGAAATGGAATGCAGTCGTGCCGCCAATCATCAAGAAGCATCACCAGAAAATTGCGCCGCTTGGTATCAGCCTGGTGGCATTCGTTAGCAGCATCGGTCGGATGCAAGGCAGATACGGAGTCGAATCATGACGCCAACCAAACTAATCACAAGGTCGCTATGTCGGCCTTTTTATTTTCTCGCTTTCACCTTCAACCTAATTAACCGACAGTTCAGGGAGCACTGACTATGACACCAGATACCCTTGACGCTGCAAGCGAGCTAACTCAGCAGCGAATAGAAATGGCAGTAGCCGCTCACAGACTCAACCACTCAGCAGTATCAGCAACGCACTGTGAGGAATGCGGAGACAAGTTACTTGATGCGCGCCGTAAAGCGTATCCGGGATGCACGATGTGCGTTGATTGCCAGAGCAATATGGAATTGCGTAAGAAGATTGGGAGGATGTGATGGATTACAGCAAACTGAGTGACCAGGAAATTAATAAGTTGGTGGCATTCGCATTGGGATGCAAAGAGGTCGTTCCTGATATTTTTATGGACGACGTTCGGCGGTATGAATTCGATAAGCCAAAGAATAAATCAGGCAGCAAGTTTTACTTCGACCCATGCAACAACCCGGCAGACGCATGGGCGATTATCTCGGATAACAGGATAGCAATTATCCCAGACTCAGCAGAGGGTGAATGGGTTGCTTTCAATGAGTTTACTTTGTACGAGGGCGACTGGATGTTTGCCAGCGACCCGACACATCACAGCAATGGTAAAAATCCACTGCGCTGTGTAATGGAGTGCTTCCTCATGATGCAGGAGTCAGCCAATGTTCAGACTGATTCTGCCCGGTAGCTTTTATGCCGATCCACACGGCGCCCCCTGCAAAATCATCCGCGCCACTCACGAAGTCATCCACTACATCCGCAACGGTCGCACCTGCATCGCCAGTATGGGACGCTTCCAATCAGAGTTCGAACCGCTGACCAAAGCACAGGCCGAGAGGATCGCCGAAGAAATCGAAACAGCAGAACACTTAAAACGCCTCCGCGCTATGCGGGCGGCATGAGGAGAGATTATGTCAGACCAAAGCAAATTTTATGATTACTACATGGTTGAAGGCGATGAAGTGAAGTCGCTTATTGCAGGTTATGACGACATCAGAGAGCAGCGTAACTCTATTCTGCCTGAAGCGGCAGGCAAGGTCGGCGCTATTGCGTGGACAACGTCCAGTGGATGGGGTGGCGGAGGCGGTTTGCTAAATGGTTTTGTATGGGAGAAGGGATATCAATTCCCCTGCCCTATGACAATTAAGCGTGAAGAGATGTTTGATGGTAAGCGCGTAGTCCTTGGTCGAGGAAAAGGAAATACGAAAGAAGGCAGGGCTTACAACAAAGTTCTCGACGCCGTGAAGGTAGAGGCAAATAACAAGCTTAAATCACTTCCTGAGTGGAATGACTACATAGTCAATCATTACGGAATTATGCGCACGGGTATTGGTGGTCAGTCTGGCAGAGGTTTCGGATTTGCCATGTTATCCACATATGGAGGAAAGCACCCTGAGCGCGATGATTGCCTTGTTTTTGCAATACCTAACGATAAAGAAGAACGGCACGGAGAAGTAGTGATACCGGATAACTTCAAGAAGATTACCTACGGCCAATTTTACGACATCGTTAATCATCAACATGAATGACGCAACTGATAGCCAGTTATGAGCTGGCTATTGGGTGCGAATGCACTGCCACGTTATCCCTTTTGCCCGGTTAGTCCGGGCTTCTTTTTTCCTGGAGAAAAGCATGCAAACAACAATCAGCATTCAGCCGGTTCTCGTTAACCGTGAGCGCGTTCAGGAGATGCTTGGTGGTATCTCCAGAACCACATTTTATCGTAAACGCAAACAGTGGGAAGAATCTGGCACACCATTCCCGCAGGAAGTGGAAGAAATTCACCCTCCGAAAGGTGGTGCTCTCTTCCGCTACGTAGAGGTTATTCAGTTCTGCAAAGATAAAGGACTGTTGACAGCACACGCCTGAATCTTATCGGCCCACAATTCCGCTGCTGCCTGCTGCTCGGGGATGTAATCATACTGGTCATAAACAGCCAGCATCCCCGTTAGCTTATGCCCGAGTATCTTCTCTGATACGTGAGGCGCAACCCCAAGCTCAGCCATCTTTGTTTTGCACGTTCTGCGCAGGTCGTGCAGAGACCAGTGATCCCCACCCATAACCTCTTCAACCTGCCCCGCGATGGAAATCAGCGTACTGGCTGACATTGGCCTGTCCACCTGCAGCTTTGCCGGTGGAAACACGATTGTCTGATCGGGGTACACATCAAAAACCTTCTGCAGATAATCGGCTGCCAGTTGAGAAATCCCTCGCACAAAGCGCTTACGCGTTTTCGAGTTCTCTTTCGGTATTACCCATTCCCTCGCCTTCAGGTCAAAGTCCCCCTTCCTTGCTAATCTCAATTCAACGCCGCGGCAGCCGGTAAGCGCCACAAGGCGGATCAGCATTTTGTTTTGCCATGACATCTTGGTTTTATCGATGGCATTCCAGAACGCGCCTATCTCTTCGTCATTCAGGAATCTTTCCCCGTCATCCGGACGGCTACCGATATCGTTAATCTCAAGCAACATTAGAGAATTTGAAGTAATACGTTTTCGGCGCAGCGCATAGCGGATCACCTGTTTCATCTTCACCAGAACGTTACCGGCCTGAACCGGCGAGCCACCTTTCGTTATGCGCAGGAATATCTGCTCCCACTCAACGGGGCTCATCTCATCTGCTATCAGTCGTCCGTAACTGTCGGTAACGTGAAGCTTCAGCATCCGCTTCCAGTATTCGTATTTCACCATCTCTTTCACTGATGGTGTTTCAAGCCACTCATCAACGAGGGTGCTGATGCTTGGTGAACTGGATACGATGTCTCTGGCTTTCTTCCGCTGCATTGCCGGGTCGCGCCCCTCTTCCAGCCAGCCCTTGCATTCCTCCATCGCGTCACGGGCTTCTTTGATCGACATCTTGCCGTAGGTGCCAAGTTTTAACCTAGCCGGTTTCCCGTTGAATCGATAGCGGTACTGAAAGGTGATAAGTCCCTTTGGGCTGATCCTGGCAGAAAGTCCACCACCGTCAGCTATCTCCTCTGGTCCATCATATGGCTTGCCAGCTATACGCCTGAGCTTGGTATCGTTGAGAGGCATGCTTGTCCCTGTTCAGCTTTATCGGAATTGGTACACGATTTGGTACACAGATTCTACGACACGAACACGGACAACATGAACTAAATTGAAA